GGTTGTTGTTGCCGCCAGCCTCCGTCCAGCCCAGGCCACTGGTGAACATCTGCTTTCCCGCGCCGCTCATGTGCCAGGGCAGCAGGTTCACGTCGCTGACGTACTTCACCACCTTGGTCTTGAGCTCGGCGCCGGCCTCGTCGGACTTCTCGCGCGGGCGAATCTTCCAGTCCTTTCGCAGCCGGCGCTCGGTGCCGCACATCCAGTCGATCGTGCCGCGCGCCACATTGAACACCAGCGGCGCCTGGTTGCGATCCATCAGCACCTGGGCGTCTTCATCCGACCACTGCAAGCCGTCGTAGTAGTCGCAGTCGAGCGCCATCTGGAAACGGTTGGCAAGCTGACGCTGCCACTCCTGATCGAACCATTCCTGCAGCTTGCGGAAGCGGGCCTGCATGGCGCCTGAATCAAGGCGATGCGCCGGCGCGGCCTGGCTCTGAACGACATCAGAACGGCCACCGAAGCGGCTGTCGTCGTCGAATGCGGACGACGCGCGGGAATTGGTGAAGCCGTTGTCGCTCATTGTTCGGCGTCCTTCGCTTGCTTGACCAGGCGCTGGAACTCTTCGAACTCGGCGGTCAAGAACGGGCTGATCTGGAGCAGGTTCTTGAACTTCTGCCGATGTAGCGATATTTCGCGCTCAGTGAAACCGGCCCGAGAAAGAACCACGCGTTCGGCGTCGGTGAGAACGGTTCCAGCGCTCATGCTGCGTTGAGCTCCGCTTCGGTCGGCGCTGTCACTTCCGCCTCATGCACCGTCTGTCCATCGATCTTGATCGCCATCTCGCCGATGGCTTGCGCCTGTTCCTGGGTGAATTGCTGCGGCTCGGGCGGCATGTCGATCAGGTCAGGCAGGCTATCGACGATCACCTCGGCAATCTTGCGGGCGGCGAACGTGTCGGTCGGTGAGAATCCCAACTGCTTGGCGGCCTGCACGGAGAACTGAATCAGGTACGGTGTCGGGGCGCCGGTGCGCGCATCGGCGTGCTGAAACGCCGTCGATAGGGGGATGCAAACTGCACCGGCACCAGGCAGAGACTTCCGGGCCGGAAAGAGAATCATGGCCGGCTCTTCATTGACCCACTGGAACGAAACAGCAATGTCGCCATGTTGGCGAACCTTCCAGGCCTTGGCGCCACCGATCTGAACAGGCATAAAAAACCCCAACCGTATTGATTGGGGTGGATTCTGTGGCGCCAGCCAGTATTTCGATGCGACATGGAGTGTCGTGATGTTACGTGTGGTTACGGCATTGCATTGGTCAGTATCCCTGATATATCCCGCAGTTCGCGCACAGATGACCATCCGGCGTCAGGTAGAAAAGCTGGTTCCCGCAGTTGCACTCGCGGACCATCGTGCCGGGCGCCGGCTGGAACTCGAAACGCCACTTGCCTTTCATCGTCCGGCATTCCGGGCATTCGAGATCGACAGAGCCGGCCGGCGCGACAGCAATCCAGGTATGGCCGCACTGGATACAGAAGGCCTCGCCGCTGCCGTGTGGATCTCGCGGCTCCTTTTGCTTCTGGCTGAACTGGATGATGTTGCTCATTCCTGAATGCCATCCATCATGTCTCGGTCAGCACACACCCGACGATAGAACCCATACTCGTCACCGTAATCCTCGGGGACCATGAACTTCATTTCATGGCGTTTCTGGCACGGGTTGTAGTCTTCAGGCATCTTCATGCTAGGAGTCTTTCCGTCGCCCCATGTAACGTAGTTGGTGCAATCGTGACACCAGTGCTTTGGCTTGCTGGTTTCGCGGCCGTTCTCCCGGCGGACAAGTTCTTCGATCAGTTGTGCCGTCGTGTAGCCGCGTAGCCTCATCGGGTCTTGGTAGGTTGTCATGCTGACTTCCAGCTCCCCGATGATTTCCGCCCGCTGCTCGCCCGCGGCTTCGTCCTGGCGAAGCGCTTCATCATCACCGCGTAGCGCGCCGCCGAAATGATGTCGTCCATCAGCTTGACGATCTTCCCGTCCTTGCGGTGATAGAGGCGGATTTCCTCGAATACCTGGTTGAGATTCGAGAACACCTTGAACCGCCCGGTCTGCATGCGCTCGAGCATCTCCATCAGACCAGCCTCGACGCCGTTGCCTCCCGTTCCTTCCTCGTCGCCCGGGGCTGGCGGATGCGTGGCCTTGTCTTCCAGCATGTTGAGACCGGTATCGCGGTAAAGCTCGGCCAGTTGATCGCCGCTCCCCTTGTCATGCTGCAGGCCGTCATGCGGCCAGGCCACCGGGATCCAGTCGCCCCACGCCTTCACCGCCGGCGCGAACAACACCGGCGTCTGCTCCCGGGCCCGATGGCAATGCGTCAGGTAGATGATGTCGGCGTCGCGGTCCCAAGCCAGGCGCGCGGCGGCTGCCGGATGATCCCAGCCAAAGTCGAGGCCGGCAATCTGCGCGAAGTGGTCGGGAATCGGGAATGGCTCGACCTTGATAGCCTCTTCCTCGATGGGGAAGATGCGGCCAGATCCCAATGTCGGAATGCCCTTGGCGCGCGCCTCGCGCTCATGCGCCGGGAAGCTGGCGATGATCCGCGCCCTTTCCTCCGGCGAAATGTGCTCGGCATCCTCGATGGTCATGTTGATGTCGGCGCGATCAGGTGTCCGGTCTTCACCCAGGAAGCGCAACACCACGGTCGACATGCCCTGCAGCGGCGTGAAAGACATGGCAGCCATGCCGCCCGTTGCAATCGTTCGCGCCAAGCCTTCGTCGTAGATATCCTCGGGCGGTTCCTCGTCGAACCACACGAAATCGACCGGTGGCCCCTGCCACTTGCGCCGGCCCTGAGCGTAATACTTGAAGCGGACAACTGACCAACCGTCGAACACGCCGTCCGTGAAGTGCTTGACCTTGATGTAGTCGTAAAGGTCAGCCGTGCCCGATGCCATACCGTAATCGCCCAGGCAATCAGCCGGGATGGCACCGGTTCCTGTTTCTTTTGGCATGCCCAGCAAGACACGTTGCGGGTTGTCCCGTGTTGCCTCGGCGGTTTCACCGGATGCCCAGACGACAACAGGCCGATCCCAGCGCCGCCCCTCCCATCCATTTGGAAACGCCTGGTTCTCTCCGGGCGCAGGATACTTGCCGGTCAGGTGGTAAGAAGCCTCGGAACCGACGCAGAAGCTCTTGCCATTCTGGTTACCGGCGCGCAGCAAGCGTTCGCGCATCGTCTTGCCGAGCGCGTGAAACTCTCGCTGCTTGGCATATGGCCGATAGTCGGCAATCTTGTTGCGCGACAACTGCTGAACTGCCTCAGACAACAGCGCTGCGCGCGCCTCCGGGGGAAGACGCTCCAACATCTCCTCCATTTCGTCCAGCTGCTGCTCAAGACTGGCCATTCAGTGCCTTCAATCGTTTAACCATCGCCTGCAGCAACTCACGGGGCAATCCGTCCAGTTCGCTGACCTTCTGCTTGTTGTCCTTCTCGAACATCCCGAAAACCCGCATCGCTTGGTCACGGGCCACGGCCTTGCCTTCCCACTTGACCTTCTTCACAAACAACGGCGTCTCACTGTTCTCCGTGCCCTTCACGATCACAACCTCAATGCCGGTCAGGCATGCCGCCGTCGCATCGTCGAGATCCTTGATCGACTTCATCGAGCCATCGTCGTTGTAAAGCTTGCGGGGATCAAAGCGCAGCGTCCGTGCGATGTCGGCCATGATCTCTTCGGTCGTGATCTGCGCCTTTTCGAGCAATTGCCCGCGCCGCTGATCGATAGCAACCGAAACATTCACGTCTTTCAACAGCCGAGCGCCTTGCTGTGCTGCGCTTTTCGGGCTGAAACCTGCGGTGATAGCTGCTGCCTTCGCGTTACCGCCGTTCGCGACAAACGCCTCAACGAACGCTGCCCGCCGCTTTTCGGCTGCCTCCTTCGATGTGCCCGGCTTGACGCGTTGCACGCCTTTAGCCACGGCAGAACACCCCCATCAAGCGCTTGAAATCCACATCGCAAACATCACGCAGCCGATACATCGAAGCCGTGTAGATGTGCGCGCGACGGCGTTTTGACGGGTCTTTCGGCTCACCGAGATAACGCTTGCTACGCACACCGGGGATGATCTCGACCATTCCATAGCGCGCCAGCCACGACACAGCGGCACGCACCGGGTATTCCTCGACGCCAATGAAGCGCGCAATGTCGGCAGTCGTGAAGCGGTTTTCGCCACGATCCTTCACGAACTGCTCGATCGCCTTCTGCACCGTCTCGGTCGTCACGCGGATGGTCGTCTCGGTCATAGCGGCGTCACTCGCATGCGTGCATCCGCTGTTTCGGCGTATCGCTTGGTCACCATCAACTGCACAACCTGCTTGTCGTCCTTCCAGACGATCTCGTTGCAGGCGTCGAACAGGCCCTTGATCACGTTGTCCATGTCCGGCTTTGCGGTAGGGAGGGTATCTCCCAGCAATGCCGCGCGCTGCTTCTTCAGGCTCCAACTGGCTGGTGGCGTAACGTAGAGCTCGATATCGACCGACACCGGGCCATCCATCACTGGCCTGCCCTGCATTGCCTCCTGCGCCTTCACCTTGACCAGGTTCTCGTAGCTTGCAGTCTTTTCCGGCGTGTAGGTGCTGACGAAATTGCCGCGGCGGGCGAACTTCGGGCTGCCCTTCCCGACAGGCGTCCCGGGGATCACAAAAGCGACGGTGGCTGACTCTTTTTCCATGCCTCTGCCACCTTCCGTTTCAGTTCCGCCGTTGCCGGCTTGCCGTGTTTCTTCTCGAAATCCGCGTAGTGCTTCGCCCGCCATTCCGCTGGCTTGCTGGCGATGTGCCTGAGCCAACATTCCTCCCGGAACGCCTCCGACCAGGTGCAGTTCGGCTTGCTGCATGGCGCTGGTCCGCACATTCACGCTGCGCCCTTTCCGATCAAGCGCAAGGAAGGCGTTTCCGGCGCCAAAACACCGACATGAACCGGCAGGCGTGGGGCATCGGATCCACCCGAATAAACTGCCTTGGCCTTGCCAAGATCACCGACCAAGCGCGGCATATCGGACTTGAATCCCATTGCGCTGTTGGTCGCCTCGGACACCCCCGGCAGATAACGCGGATGCGGCGGAATATCGGTGCCGCGCATCCGGTATGCCCGGTAGTTCGTCTCGAATCGCTTCTGCAGGAAAGGCAGTTCGGCCTCGGCCGTCTGGCAAATGCCAGGCCAACCCCCGAGGTCATCAATCGCGAGGTGAATCACGGCGTCGTCGAAAGCCAGCGACTGGTACTGCCCGACGCTGCCCACGGCGCGCATCACCTTCGCCCAAGCCAACGCTGCCGCGCTTTGCGTCGTGCCGTCGATCATCCGAACGACGTCAGCAATCTTCGGCATCCACTGGCCGGTATCCGGGTTCTGCAAGTGGCGACCGATGGCTGCTTCGATGTCATCGATCGGATACTGGCTCAAGCCCTGCCAGTAAAGCTCAATGACGCCCTCGGACAAGTCGCGGCCGTAGTACTCGGCCAACGCGACCAGGGCCTTGACGAAACGCACGGACGGGTTGCTGTTGATCATGGCTTAACTCCTTGGGATTCGAGCCAACGCGCGCCGGCAGCGGCGGTTTTCTGGCCGGGGCTTGGCTTCTGATCGGGGCGCTGGCTGTTCGCCAGAACGCGATCGACGTACTTCGGCAGGCTGGCAATCGGCTCCGTGGCCGTCTCGTAAGCGCGCCGAACCGCATCGCGCATCTGCTGCTGGGTAACACCGGCTTCGCACCAGCGTCGGAACGTAGGCCATAGGCC